ATATAGCCTTTCGCGCCTTTTTTCCTTACAGGAGATGGCGGCAAGACAGCTTCGATGGCTGCCCGAACCTCTGGTGATCCGTAATCAAAATCACCCGCGATTATCCCACTCTTTTCGCCTAAACAAATGCCTACCCCAGCGTCAGGCCATGCGCTCCATTGCTCGTACTCAAACACCGTTGGTGTCTGTGAGCAGTATTTTTGCCAGCCACTCATGCCAACCCACTGTTGGTTAACATAACGCCCCGGTCTTTTCTCGCCCGGTAGGATTGGGATAGCTGAGTACCCTGCGTCGATCAGCGCGATCCCCGCCATTGCGAATGGGCTTGTCAAAACGGTATCTCCTGATCTGGTTCACTTGGGGTTTCGCTCAAAGTTTCAGTCCACCCGTTCACAACACATTCAATAAATTGCATCCATTGTTCGCGTGAACACTCGACAGAAATATTTTGCTCAGAAAAATACTCCCCACCGTACTGGCTTGCGCCCTTTAAAGCGAAAATTTCGTTTGTTGTTTTATCAATCATGTCCATGCACCTCATTGAGCAATAATTTGTTTTAATGCCAATCTTCCCGGCTATTTTTGGGTCAATACCAAAGCCACGGGCCTCACGGCTGCACACATCGCAAATTAATTTTTTTATTTTTTTTTATGCTTCTTCATTTTCAATGATCCCATCACCATCACAATTTTCGCATTTTACTTCCCTATCCTCATAGTTAGGTTCAGCAAACCGGGCGCTATTTTGAGGCAAAAATCTCGTAACCTCGACAAGCACCACGCCTTGGCCCATGCATTGCGAACATTCAGAACGGAATTTCGTCATCTAACTTTTCTTCAGCAGCCTTAATTTCAAACCACTTTGCGATCACCGTCTTAATGAAATTTGTGTATTCCTGTTTAGATAACTCACTAAGATTGAATTTATTAATCTGTTGAAGATACTCACCGCCGCTTGCCCCAGCTTTTAAAATCAATCGATCTTCACGCTCATTTGACGTAAGCATTTGCCGCCTCCTATTTATTTGTCTTGATTTTGTAGCTTTCAAATTTTCTACCTTGTAATAGCTTTTTCCACTGACCATCCGGGGTGCTTTGTTCTGCCTTTTCCGCTTTTTCGATTAAGGCCTGTTCCCGTGATTTTCGGACTTTCTTTAAATTGCTTTTTTGTTTAATAATTTGTTTCATGCTGCTATATCCTTTGGTATCCACCATTCATCGTCTTCTCCTTTAAGTTTTTTTGTTGAAAAAAAGCCGTGATATTGTGGATTATAGTAAATAAATAAACGCCCATAATAAGCGATAAAGTCGTTGCTAATTTTAAAGTCACCATCGCGAGTGACTACCGATGTTTCCCACCGAATACGATTAACGATTAGCCAGGCTGACAGCTTTTGATGACCCGCGCCCAAGGCTTCTTTGCAAAACCGCTCAAACAATGGATAGATGTGTGGATTTTTCTTGTGCCAGTGCCACCACGTTAATCGACGTTCAACACTCATTGCCCATTATCCTTGTAATCTGCACCATCCCTTAATTTGTATATGATGGTTTCACCGTCAGTGTCTGTTTGATCACCAGCAACTAAATTTGGGATAAACCTGTGTGACGAACAGCCAACCATCTGTGTTTCTAGAGAAATAGCCCATGGGTCTTTGCCATGCTCACACAGCCACTCGCCATCGTCAGTTGGTGTCGAGTGCATACAAGTTCTACAATTACGTTCTGGTAGCTTACCACCGTGACAATTGTCCCAGTGATCACAAAACTTGCATTTAAAAAATGAGGGGTCTTCGCTTTGACGCACTGGTGGCGTGGCGGCGTGTATAATACGTCCGGCGCGCTCAATCACTCTCAGAGCAAAGTCTGTGTCGTAATTTATTCTTTCGCTGTAGAGTTCATCGTTGTTTTTGTTAACAGCAAAATAAAACGCACGTTTTATGTTTGTAAGGTGCATATAAACTTGCATCTGCACAAAGTGTTCAATCTTACTTTTTTCAACGCCTTCTTTTTTCAATTTAATGAATGATTTATCGTTGTGAGTTTTAAATTCACCAACGTGCCATGACTTTGGTGCTTCAATCAGTCCTAAGATCACAGCATCCATCGAACCACCAAAATGACCGCCATGTGCTTCAACACGAAACTGTCTGCCCGTTTCCGGGTCTTCATCTAAACACGTTGCGCCTGTCGCACGGATATCAGCTACCATTCGTGGCTCTGCATGATTGCCTGTGTCGAAAAGCCTAAGTATCCGGCCTTCGTGATTAGCTTTGGTAATCCAACGAAAGATTGACCAAACTTCACGGTCACATTCTCGACCAATAACTGAAGCGCCTAAATGCGGCCTCCATCCGTTATCACTTTTAATTTTATATGCTTTATATATTCGCTCAATGGTAGGCGAAACAAACTCTGGTATAGCAGCCATAACAACCTCGTAAAAAAGTGGGGTCGCTGAGAACAGGGATGAAACTCAGCAACCCCTGCCAACAAAACTATTCCCAAGGCATCTTCTGGGAGATTTGGGGGTCTGCTGGCATTGATTGTTGGATAGCTGCTGGAGCCACTGGAGCCACTGGAGCCACTGGAGCGACAGGAGCGACAGGAGCCGGGACTTGCGGCGAAACTATAGCTGCTGTGGGGTTGCTGTTAGTTTTTTTATTTTTCATGGCACTAAAATCAATGCAATTGGAATCAGGCCACTTCTCGCCTGATCCATCTGTTTTCATATTTCCAATTTTTATTTTAATATCTGCATAAAAAGGAATGTTATGACATAGCTCTGTTGCGTTAAATTTTTCTAGCTTAGTTAATTTTTGGATAACCTTTAAATTTTGTTGTCCAATATGTTGTACCGCTTCATCATCATGTTTATAATTAAAATATTCAAAAATCATACGCCCGGCATTTGGTTCAAGGACTTCAATCTCAAGTTTAACAAATTGACCAGTTCCTTTTTTATTTGGCTGAACGTCAGAACCAACCACTTGCATTAAATAGCTGCCCGGCTTTAAAGCTGAAAACCCGTCTTCAATTTCTATCTCTGCAATGTCTAAATCAAGACTTGGCATATTATGTCTCCTTCTCTGTTTGGTTGAAATATGGGATGTGTTCTGCGATTGCAGACCATTCCATTGGTAAAGTGTCCGGCATTGAGTACCTGTTTTTGGCTAATTGTGTTGGACGGTCAGTTGTCTGCAAAATTCTCTCACCAGTGCCAATGGCCCGGTTTTGCTTTTTATTAAATCCAACATCGCTTTTTGTTGTTGCGATCTTATAGTTGGCAAATAAAATACAATCGGAGTGTTCTTGAACTAATGCACTTGTATGCTTGTGCATTTTGATCTCGTAACGATTGTACGGATCGTGTTCCGGGCTATCGAATTTCACGACAGTACTGTGAGCAATTTGAATAATTGTCATATCTTTTTCATCACGCAGATAATTGATGCCGCCCAAATATTGCGATTCAAAAAATCTCTTTGCTTCGACATATCCTTTGCCATAGCCTGCGTCCTCAATACTGGCGTGTCCGGCCTTTTTTGCAGTATATGTCTGCAATAGCAGTTCTAACCAATCGCAAGAATCTACAACAAGGGTTTTAAAGTTATGCTCTTCATTTGCCAAGGATGTCAGACATTCAAGAACTTCTTCAAAAGTTTTACACAATGGGAACGCAGCCCCGTTGTTGTCTTTTAAAGTTTCTTTGACAGATGTTCCGCCCGGCATCTTACCGTCTAGTCCATCTTCTGTTCTAATAAAGATGGGGTTTGGCGCATTTACACCAAGAACAGTTTTACCAACGCCCGGGACGCCGTAAATTAGGATTCGTGGCGGTTTAATTTTAGAATTAGTTTCTAAACTCTTTAATGATATAGCCATTTATAATCTTTCAATTTTAATGTGCGTTTTTGCTTTGGTAGTTGTTATACCTCTGGCAATTTTTGAGAATAAAGAGGGGTTATGAACTCTTAACTCCCGACATATTTTATCAGAAACTTTATAGGTTTCGACAATTGTGACGGGGTTTAATCGATCTGGAAGTTGTTCTTCGGTCAAATCCTCAACAAGGCTTGCCCAAAAATCAATATCTTCGACTTTACGGTTTACCTTGCCAGTGACTACAACTTTAAAATCTTCAATTTTATGCGTTGTCGAACCTTCATCTTGATCACCGATTTCAAGCAAAAGCTCTTCTTCTATTATTAGCCTGGCTGCTTTTGCTAAATCCTCGTCAGATTTTGCAGTCAGCCAATCGACTACTATATCGGCAGTTTGTCTATTTTTCATGTTAACTCCTTTCTGTCATGTCGTACCGCTTCTCTTTAGTCATTTTTTCGGTCAGGGGGGGGTGACATGGTGAGAAGACCCGACCAGCGTGGAAACTGGCTCCCCCCCCTGATAATAATTATGCTGTTTCTTGACTACCCTCGTATTCGACCATTGTTAGACTTAAAAGGGCTATCGCGTCAGCTTCGTTGTCATCGATTGGCTCATAGCCCCAAGTTCTGACAGCGGCAATCATTGCATCTTTGTTCGCATTGCCTTTGCCTGTAGCGAATTTTTTAATCGTGCCAACAGGCGTGCCACTGTAGGGAATTTCGTGATGTTCGCACCACACGGTTAAAACTGCCATAAAGCCGCCGTAAACGTGCGCTGCATCAGTGCCTTTGTGCCGCCTGACTTCTTCAAAAGTAACTAAATCAAAGTCAAAATCTTGTTTTATTTCGGTCAGCCACTTTTTAAAGCGTAAAAACCGCATACCGCCGCCCTCAAATCTGCCCAGTTTATAGTCCATGACACCAGAGAGGATTGCATTATCATCGCCGCAAATGGCAAAGCCCATTTTAGTACCTAAGTCTAAACTTAAAATTTTCATTCTGAACACTCCCATGCGATTGCTATGTAATTAATTGCATCGATAAATGTATCTTTTTGGGCGGCGGGATCATCCACACCGATGGCAAGACGAGCTAACTTTATCTGTGCCATGACGAGTGCTGCGTCAGTTGCAGAACATTCGACATTTAATTGGTTGCCTATCATTCGAGCCATTTTTTGATGTAATTGTTTAGCATCGCCGTATTGTTCGTGACGATCAGCTAATATGTGACTTGCCTCGGCGAGTAGATTGTTTGCTTCAATCATTTTGCATAACCGATTCGATAGGCCACATATCAGAAAAACTGATTAGTCCGTTTGATGCCGCGACTATCTTTTTCTGTTGATTAATGCGGGGTTGAACAGTTTCGCCGCTTATAATTCGACAAAGCGTAGAGACAGGCATATCGGCCCGTTTTGAAAATTCGCGCTTAGATATTTTAATTGACTTGATATATTCGTCTATACGCATTTATTTCATCCCTATCTATAAACGACAAATGTAGAGCATATTGTCGGCAATAAACAGAAATGTATATTAATTATTTATTAACGCAAGTTTTGCGAATCCAAAAATTAGACAGAATTATGTCTAAAATTTACACAAAAAAATAGCGTGTACACACTAGCGTGACACGCCACTTTTTTAAAAAATTCTAATCGGCTTTTACCAAATTAAACTAAACATTTTTTTCTATTCTTGTTAAGAATTTGTTTAGGTGGTTGTTGGAAAGCCCCAACATTTAATCTGATAACTCCGGCAGCAAGTTTTAACATCGCATCCATGCCCAGCGTTTCATTTGTATAAAAAATGTACCCGTCTATAGAGTCTAAAGATGGCTTAAAAGGGCAACCAGACTCCTCAATTAACAAGCCTTTTGACTGAGCTTCTTTAAGAAGCTTGGCAACTGACCCTCGGCTGTAGCCTAACTCTTTAGCAACCTTTTCTGCGCTTAATTTGGTTGCTGAAAAGTGCGCCCGCATGACTGCCATCATGATTAGGCGGTGTTTTGAACTCAGCGTCCAAAACCTATATGGATCGTCATGTAGCTGTTTTATTTGATTGCGTTGATATTGGCGCAATTGGTAGCTTAGTTTTGCCCATTGAGCAGCTATTGTCGTTTGACGTTGTTCTAATATTTTAACTCTTTGTATCTCGTCAGCCTCTTTATCGCCTGACATGACAACAACGTAATCCCTATTTTGTATATGCGTAGCATAGTCCATTTAACTCAATTCCTTTGTTTTTTTGTGTATTTTTTACACAGTTTTTTTGAAATATTGTGTTTTTATTTTACAAAATAATAAGAATAAACTTATTAATAAATTGTAAATAACATACTGTCGCAATTATCGCAACACTATACATATAAAACCCGACAGATAATCTCAACTCCCTAATTAGTTGCAAAAAATGCGACAGTGTGCTTTATGTGACTTGGTGACTCATTTTTACTTAAAAAAAGAGATAAATTTTATGGCAAAAAAGCAAGACAAACGGCAGTTCCATAATGCTCCTCCTAAAAAGGGTGAAGACATGGAACTTGCGCCAAAAGAAGTTTTGCGGCGTGAGTTTTCTAAGCGGTTGCAAGCTCAGATGATAGAGAAAGGCTGGAATCAATCCGAGCTTGCGCGGAGAGCGTCCATCGGGAGGGACAATGTCTCTTCTTATATTAGAGGTATATCTATGCCCGGGCCGCTACATCTAAGCGCTCTAAGCCGGGCGTTAGGCATGACAAACGACACTCTACTGCCCGCAAAGAGTATGCCGTCGATTGACGAGTCCTTCCCCGCCATGGATATACGCGCCGTTGGCTCGGGAAAAGCTTGGCTGCGGGTAAATCAAGCTGTGTCGATGGAAGATGCCATCAAGATAATGCAGATACTGACGGAAAAAACTGATGATGAAGATCAGTGAGTTTGCTGCATCGATTGGCTGTTCAACAAGAACTGTAGAACGAGCAATAAAAAAAGGATTTTTAACCCCCACAAGAACTCCCGGTGGGCATTGTCGATTTAACCAAAAGGATATAGAAAAATGGCAAGAAAAAACAAAAAAACTGCAAGGCGCGAAACACCTTGGCTACAAAAAAGAACAGGAAGCGATGTCTACCACGCCTATTGGCGTATCCCGGGCAACCCCAACCCCGGAAAGTTATCGCTGGGTACAACAAAAATTAGCGAAGCGGAGAATCGTTTCGCGGCTTTTTTAATTGAAGGAAGTCGAGAGTTAAGAGGCGAAGAAACAGACGTTAACTACAAAAAATCCAATTTGACAGTTGATCTTGCAATGCAAGATTATTTAAGGGAAGGGGGTGAAGAAGGTGAGTTTGCGGATCATCAACGCCAATTAGATTGTGCAAAAAATTTATTACCTTTTTTCGGGCCAATGCGTATCTGTGACATTGATATTCAATCATCACGCGATTACAAAAAAATGCGTTACGATGGAAAAATAGGTAAAACAAAAGCAAAAGCTGGCACAGTAATTCGAGAATTAAATTGTCTTGTAGCCTCAATCCGGCATGAAGTTAAATGGAAGAGGTTTGACAAAAGACTTACACCATTCATTGAAAAGCCTTCTTCTCCACCGCCAAAAGATGTGTGGCTAACCGTGGAACAAATGAAAGAGTGGATTGATGCGGCACATGGCAGAACTAAATTATTTCTTATATTAGCATACTACACTGCTAGTAGAAAAAGAGCCTTGTTCAATTTAAAATGGAACCAAGTTCGGCTTGATATAAAAACAATAAATTTAAATCAAGATAATCGAGTCCAAACTAAAAAAATAAAACCAATTATTCCTATAGATGATAATCTTTTGCCATTTTTAAAAAAAGCAAAAGAAGATAAACCATCTGAAGAAGATTATGTTTTGCAAAAAAATGGTGACCCTGTGCGTCAGATGGAAGACGCATACCGAGCGGCTGACATTGTTTTAAAAAGCAAAGATTTACCCTTAATTGGTCACGCCAGCGCCCATGTGATTAGGCACACAAGAGCAGTACATCTTGCACAAGAGGGCGTTGACCTTTATGTTATTGCAGGGTTATTAGGAGATACAATAGCGACTGTTGAAAGAAATTATCTCCATCACTGCCCAGAGCATATCAGAAACAAAATAAACGCAGCGCGTGGTCTTGGGAATATTAATTAGATGGTATTAACTTGGTACTAAATAAAGAAAATTAATACCATTGGTATTGATATTTTGTCGGGTTTTGTCGGGAATTTTATTAAAAAAATGTTGAAAACCCTATGTTTTTTGCATCTCTACAAAACCGACAACTGCCCTTTCACGGCGGCAACACGGGTTCGAATCCCGTAGGGGTCGCCACTTTTATCACTTGATATCAATGGCTTAGAAGGTTTTTTACACCCGACAAAACGCTCTCATGTGTAAAGTGGTATTAACTCTGGTATTAACTCTGGTATTAACTCCGGCATTTTTTATTTATCGTGAGCTTCTCTCAGGACGGTTAGATTTACGCGATTCGCGTGTTGGCCTACCGCCTTTCTTGCTGCCACCCGGCTTCTTATACGGGCCAGCCGTTGCTGAAAGAACCATCTCCTTTACTTTGCCACTTCCAGCCAATTGTGTGATGGCTGCGCCCGTCAGTTTTGAGATTGGCCCCGCAGCCGGGCCAAGCTTCTTACTGATCAGATAATTCAAACTTGGCTCTAAAAGAACGTCATAAAAGTTCCTTACAAATTTTCGTTCTTGAGTATTTGTGTTAGGGCTGTTTCCAAGAAGAACGGCGAGGCCAGTGTCAATTGTTTTGCTGGTTGCGCCCAAGCCAGGCCCAAGCATACTATCGGCGGCTGATCGATTATAACGAGCATTACTCACCGCCATATTAACTAGTGGGTCAGCCGCACCAAACATACCAGACCGAGACATCCATTTTATAGACTTAGACAGACCTGTTTCTTTGTCACGCCGTTCATCTTCCATCGTCAATTCATCGCGTATTTCGCTGATAGCTGCTTGAAATGCATATAAGACAGGCAGCATCATAGCTGGAGCCAATAGCCTTGCTCTATCTTGCATAGATAAATCTTTCTCTGAGACTGCACGTTTGGCTAACCGTCCACTCCGTTTCATCACATTTTGATAGAATGTTAATGTAAACGCTTGGAGATGATAGACTACTTGACCAAGATTAGAGTTTGCCCACTTGGGCTTCATGCTTTTGTTAGGCCGCATGATCGTTTGATCAACAAACCGCCAGACGGCTGTCTTATAAATTTTACCCATGTCGCTGTCTAAATCACTAGGGAACCCGTCAGACTTATTCATCCACGCAGAAAATTCTGCGGCCTTATCTTTTGGAACGCCCAATTCAGCAAGAAAATCACTACTTAACGCAGCCGACTTCCCGTTTTTACCGACCCGTTTAGTTAAACGTCTTATAAATGTATTTCCGATTTTCATTGAAGCTATTCGGGTTGCCTCTGTAAATTGCTCAAGCCCCGTGCGTCTAAAGTATCTGTCTAGGATTAAAGACGTATTCTGGCCTGTCATATCTTCCCCAGCATAGCGTGAGGCCATTAAAGATTCACCTATATGGCCTGTAATCAGACCTAAATCTTCAGCCATTTCTCTAGCCAAAGACTTATTTTTCTTCTTAAACCCTTTGACAGTTTCTGCTATGGCAACGCCTAAATCTGCAACATTACCTGTTCTCACGGCTGGCATGATAATCTCACCCAAAGATGATATTGTTGCTCTCTCCAAATACATCAGGGCTGACCACATCCGAATGTTTTGATAGATTTTTAATTCCTTGCCTGATTGATTAGCTGTGCCTGTCATGCTCTCAATGTGCGCCCTTAATTCGGGGATAATCTCGCCACTACCCTCATCGATTAAAGATTGCTCCATTTCTTCAATATTTTTAAAATTGTCTCCAAATCTTCGCGCCAATTCCGCTCTTCTTGCTGAACGACTTAGATATTGTGTTAAACTACCTACATGGTCTTTGACTAAAAACTGATTAAGAGGATGATCCGTATTATCAACGGCTTTTGTGAAGACCCGGCCTTTAATGAAAGGCGCGGAAGAACCCCCACCACTCCGATTGCCAGCTAAGTGACCGTATACTAATTCATCGAATAATGCCTTGGCTGAAGCCTTTGCGGATGCGGTGTCCATTCCTGTTTCTTTGTAGGCTTGTGTCGCAGCTAAAACAAAAGCTCCTTCTTTGCCAATAACGACATCTGTGTCCATTTCACGGGGAAAATATCCGTTTTTAACCTCTCCAATCTCGACACCAGCCTCTCGCAAGTATCGCAGATTTTCGTCGAGTATCTCTCTCACTTTAATCGCAGCGTCATGCAATGGTGTCCCGGGTCTTAATGCACGGGGGTTGCCCCTCAGAAGCCCGACAATACGCGCCATTGCTTCTGGGTTGTCTTCATATTTAGAAATTGCATTGCTTAATTCGTTAAATGTCTCGCCGACACGGCGTTCAATGCCAGAATAATAAGTCTCACCAACTTCGTTGGCCTTCCCCGCCTCTGCGTTAAACATATTGACAATTTTTTCGGCAGTCGGTGTGAAAAACCCGCGCTCTTTAAAGTCAGCCCTCATGTGTTGATCGCTTGCAGACAGAGCAGATCGCAATATATTTTTAACTGTTTTACCTACGTTTTGGGTCAGAAATGTAGTGGATTTAAGTGCGCTTTTAAGATCACGGCCTATAGCTTTATAGACTTCTTTGTCAAATAATGCGCCGGGGAAACTATAGAACTTTGTGCTTGGACGGTTTACGCCTTTTGTTTTTGGTGCAGCGTCTTCAACATCGGTTTGATTTTGAGCATCTTCATCAAATAAACCTTCATTCATAGGTTTATCCCCGCCACGCATTGGCTTGCGCCCACGGGCAGACACTCTGTCGGAATCGGTTACTTCTGTGCCGGGGATGACAGCTTGGGTTCCTTGGTCAGTTTGTTCATAACTGTTGTCATCCTTTTTTCCAGTTGCCTCCCCTGATCTGCCAGTTTCCTCGCTTGCGACCTCTGTTTGGGAGTCAGACGGTTGTCCGTCTGTGCTTTGTCCAGAATTTCTAGCTTCCGCTTCATTGATTTCATTTTGAATCCTTTCAAAGTCTTTAAAACTTACTGTTTCAGACTCGTCGTAAGTGTAATCATCTATGCCGACATCGTCACTCCAATTATCAAATTCGCCGTCATGTTGGCTAACAACACGGCTGGCCTCTTTAAACTCAGCCATATTTATTTCGTATTCGGCTTGTTCCTCATTGGTCAGAGTATCATTCTCAATCGCGTCGAGTACATCAGATTCATCCCAAGTATTTGAGCGACCATCCTCATCGAAGCCCCAATATCCTTCTTCTCCAAGCCTTTCGCCGATCCGATCTAATGATACGCCGCTCCCTCCTTCTTTACGGAGTAACCCGATATATCGGCCTAAATCACGACCTTTGCGTAACCCATGCCGGATAACGTCATCAAACTTTATTCCCCCCATATTAATAGCTATTCTGCGCGCACCACTAGGACGTTTCGGTTCTTTAGGTAGCGCCTGTTCTCTACTATCGACATTTGTTTCAGCTTGTGCCTCTGGCTGCGGAGTGGGTTCCGCTGCGGGTTGTTGTTCCGCTGCGGGTTGTGGGGCGGGGGTGACTTCTGGTGCGGGTTGTTGTTCTGGCTGTGCTTCTGGCTCTGGGCGGGGTTCAGCATTAGGGCTAGGCAAGTTAAGGGGTGGCCTGGCCCTTTCTTTATTAATGTCATCCGCACGGGATTTCATTTCCGCATCTAGATCAGGCTTGGCGCTTGGCTCTTCTTGAACTTTACGTTTTGTTTCAACAACCGTATAGAGCGATTCCGACATACCTCTTGCGTTTGCCTTGCCTTGCTTAAACGGGTGAACCGTAGCAACAAAAAACTGGTCTTCATTGGCGTTGTTGTTTGCAACATTATTTATCCACAATGCGGCTTGCTTGAGGGATGGGAATGTAATCGCACCACCCTCTTTGGACGTAACGTACCTTTGACCTTCGTGGTCATGGGTTGGGTAGTAACCATCCTTGCCCACCTTACCCGGTTTGTTGCTTGTTTTCTTAGCTTTAAACGCCCCGCCATCATCTTCAAATTCAGGCTCTGGTTCTGGCTGTCCAGTTTTACGAGCCTGTTCTGCGCGTTCTTGCTTCGCTTGTTCTTGCCGGGCTTGCTCTTCAGCATACGCCTTGGCAGCGGCAACGGCTTCTTCTTCTGTCTTGGTGCGTGTTTGCCACGGGGATGGGCCACCGTCCTGTTCTGGGATAGGTGATCGTCCCTCATGGGGTGTATTAGGTTTCCCGCGCCCTGATCCTGCGCCTTTAAAATCTTCATTAACATCAGCATCCGTTGCACGATAAGTCTGCCGGTCTAGGTCTTGAACCTCGTCAACACGCTGGCCTTTAGCTTTGCCTTTATTAACCTTACCGACTTCTGCGCGTGTTTCAAAATCTTGCGCCTGACGGGGTTTGTCAGCGTACCGGGCTTGCTTTAATTCGCTTTCTTTAATGATGTATGGCTCGGCATCTGGCTCGGCTTCACCCGTGCGCGGGTCGTAGCGTTCAACTTCAACTTTTACTTCCCCGGTTTGTCCATCATATATACGTTCTTTAACCCGCACCGGGAATCCTTCATGCAGATCGATGTTTTGCTGGTTAGAGCCT